GAAAAGACGCTGGGCTACCAGTCTCGCGGTGCGTGTGAAACTCAAGCCGCTCTAAATTCGTGGGAGTTGCTCCAATGGCGGTAACCGGGCGCAAGCCGAAAGACGAAGGGGCCAAGGTCAATCGGCATCCCTTGAGCCACGACTGGACGGAGGTCGACGACCGGCCGTACACCGGGCCGAAGAAGGCGCTGCCAAAGAAGCTGCCTGCCGAGACGCGCGCCTGGTATGCCGACATCTCGCGGATGCCGCATTGCGTGCTCTGGACCGCGACCGACTGGCGATTCGCGATCGACACCGCGCGAGTGCACGCGGCCTTCATCGGGGGCGACATGGCACGGGCAGCCGAGCTACGCGTGCGAGAAGCAAAGATGGGCACGACGATGGATGCGCTGCGCGACCTCCGTATCCGCTACCGCGAGCCGCTGGCGAAAGACGTGCCGGTGGACGACACCGAGACTCCGGCGCCAGCAGAGGATGCGGTCGACTTCGCGGCCGAGCGGCGCAAGAGGTTGACCGGTGCCGGTTGAACGTGTGGTTTCGCCCGGGCACAACCGCGCGCGCAGCCTCGGCTGGCTCGCGGCGGAATGGATGGACGACTTCTGCGTGCATGGGCCGGGCGATGTCCAGGGGCAGCCGGTGAGGTTGAGCGACGAGCTCACCGCCTTCACCGCCGACGTCTACGCGCTCGATGGCACCGGGCACCGGCTGTACGACAGCGCGTTCTTCTCGCGTCCGAAGGGCGCCGATAAGTCGGGTCACGCAGCCCGTTTCGCGCTGTTCGAAGCGCTTGGCCCCTGCCGGTTCAACGGCTGGGCAGAGGGCGGTGAGGAGTACCGCTACCTCGACTTCAAGTACACCTACAAACGCGGCGACCCCATGGGGCGTCCGGTGAGGGCGCCCTTTCTGCGCATCCTCGCCACCGAAGAGGGGCAGGCCGGGAACGTCTACGACAGCGTCTACCTCAACCTCCGCGAGGGTCCGCTGCGGGAAGCGTTCGCGCGGCCGGACGATGTCGGCCTGACGCGCGTCTATATCCCGGGCGGAGGCGAGATTCGCCCTTCGACGGCGAGCTCGAGCGCTAAGGACGGCGGCAAGGAGACCTGGTCGAACTTCGATGAGACGCACCTCTACATCACGCCCGAGCTGCGGCGGATGTACAACACCGTGCGGCGCAACATGGCGAAGCGGGAAGCGGCCGAGCCCTGGTCGTTCGAATCGAGCACGATGTACCAGCCGGGCCAGAACAGCATCGCCGAGGCGTCGCACGCGCTGGCGAAGAGTATTCGTGAGGGGAAGGTGCGGCGGCCCCGCTTCCTCTTCGACCATCGCGAAGCGCCGGCGGATACCGTCCTCGCAGACGAAGCATCGCTGCGCGCCGGGCTCATCGAAGCGTATGGCAGCGCGGCCGAGTACATCCCGCTCGACCGCATCATCGCGGAGATCTGGGACGTTCGGAACGATGTGACCGAGTCGCGGCGCTATTTCCTCAACCAGGTGACGGCTGCGAGCGACGCGTGGCTTTCGCCGCAAGAGTGGGACGCCTGCGCCGATGACAAGAAGAAGGTCGAACCAAAGGAGCTGATAGCGCTCGGCTTCGACGGCTCGAGCACGAACGACCATACCGCGCTCGTTGGCTGCCGAATCAGCGATTCGCACCTCTTCACGGTCGGACTCTGGGACCCGGCGCAGTCGGGCGGCGAGGTGCCGAAGCCGGCGGTCAACGCGGCCGTCGCGAAAGCGTTCGAAACGTACGACGTCGTCGCCTTCCTCTCGGACGTGCGTGAGTGGGAGTCGTACATCGATAGCTGGGAGCAGGACTACGCCGAGGGATTGTGCGTGCGGTCAGCTGATAAGCATCCGATCGCCTGGGACATGCGCGGCCGGACCATCGAAACAACGAAAGCGGCGGAAGCGTTCCACACGGCGGTCATCGAACGTGACCTCACGCACGCCGGGGACAAGCAGGCGAGCCAGTACGTCTATAACGCGCGGCGCTGGCCGAACCGTTATGGCGTCACCTTTGGGAAAGAGACGCCAATGAGTAACGACAAGGTCGACTGGGCTGCGGCGGCGATGTTGGCGCGGAAGGCGCGGCAGGACTACCTGGCGCTGGCAGACAACAAGAAGCGGCAACCGAAACGGAAAGCGAGCGCATTTTGGGCATGAATGCAACGAGACTGTTATGCACGAGGGTTATTCGTGCGATACTCACCGCAGTTGTGCATGGGAGTAAGCAGCTAATCGGTCTCCTGTCTCCCTCGACTGTCGCGGCCTCCGTTGGGGTCGCGCTCACTGCATACGGGCTCTACGGACTGTATGAGCCCCTCGCCTACATCGTGCCGGGCCTGCTGTTGACGGCGTTCGGATTGTGGCTGGCCGGCGCGTTTACGAGGACGGGATAGGGAATAAATGGCGTCGTCTGGGCTCCTGGAACGCATCGTCGAGACCCGCAACGTCGCGACCAACGCATCACGCATCGCTTCCGTTCCCGGCGGTGGTTTCGGCAGCCAGTACGCCACACCCAACCTCAGCGAAGCCTATTACCGCAACGTCACCATCAACGCCGGACTGCGCCTGCTCGCGCGGCAGGTGGCCGAACCATCGTTCGTGGGGCGGAAATATCGTCGCGGGCGGGCAGATGCGCGGCGCGCGGCGAACCATTTCCGCGCTCAGGGCCTCAAAAACAGCGCCGGCGCCCGCGAAGTGGACCGCGCGCTCGTGCTGAATGGCTTCACCGAGCAGGTGGTCGACCATCCGCTCGTCGAGCTCCTCAACACCCCAAACCCGTTCATGACCGGCGACGAACTGTGGGGCCTCACCGTCGTCCTTGACCAGTGGATGGCGGGCAACGCCTACGTGCTCAAAGGGCGCACAGACCTTGGAAACGCCGCCGAATTGTGGCGATTGCGGCCCGATCGGGTGCGCATCATCCCCGACGAGCAGGAATTCATTGCCGGGTACGAATACAAGGTCGGCCAGAAGAAGTTCGTGTTCCCGCGCGACGACATCATGCACATCAAGACCCTGAACCCGGACAACCCTTACTACGGCACTCCGCTGCTGCTTCCGGTGATCGACTCGCTCAGCATCGACGCGGCCATGAAGGGCTACCTCAAAACGTTCTATCTGTCCGGTGGCAGCGGCCCAGGGGCCATTCTCTCGGTCGAAGGTGAGCTCACGCAGGAAGAAAAGGAAGAACTGCGCGAGCGGAAGCGCCGAATCTTCGGTGGCGCAGCCGGTGCACACGAGTGGCTCATCCTCGACAACACCAAGACGACGTACCAGTCGCTGGGCCTCGACCGTGGGCTCGCCGCCGGGCTGCCGAAAGAGATCGCGGCAGTGATCGCCTCGGAGCTTTCGATGGCGTTGGGGATCCCGGGGTCGATTCTCGGGCAGCTGATCGGCTACGAATCGTCCAGCTATGCAAATAAGCGCGCGGACTGGCAGGTAATTTGGGACATTACGCTCACTCCGCAGATGGAGGGACTCGACAACGCCATCAACAAGGCGTTCCTCGATAAGCAGCACCCCGAGTTCAGGGGCATCGACGAGATCTACTCCTCGCCAAGGATGTGACGCCGAGGGTTGGCCGACCGGCATTACTGTCCGACCCGGGCGCCCGCGCCATCCACGACAAGGCACTCTCGCTTCGAGCGAAAAACCCGGCATGGGCATGGGCCGACGTGGCGGCTGCGCTGAACATCAGCGATCGCCAGTTGCGGCGCTACCGGAACGAGTTCGAATGAAGTGGTTTCGGCGGACGCCCCCGCCATCTGGCTACGATCGTGCCAAGGTTCCGGGTCGATGTCGATACTCTGCACATTCGCGGATCACATGCTCCGGCGTGGCTCGTTGGGAGCGGAGCGACACGCTAGGTCGAGTGAGCTTTTATTGCGACTCATGCGCTGCGCGTGGGGCGAAAAGCAGACAACTGAGGTCTGCCGGTAGCTGAGTTTCCGTCCGGTTTACGTCCGGTTCCCGTCCGACCCGGTTCCTGGCGCTTAGCTGAACCTTCGGCGCATGGACAAGAGGCGACTCGGCTGGCGCGTGGTCAATGCGGCAGCATCTCCCCGCGAAGCGGACATTCTCCTGTTCGATGTCATCGGTGGTGATGGCTTCTGGGAAGACGGCACGACCGCAGCCGACTTCGTCAAGGAGCTGATCGACCTCAAGGGGAACGTCGATCTCATCCGGTTCCATATCAACAGCCCCGGTGGCTACGTTGATGACGCCCTGGCGATGTACCAGGCCATTCTTGATCATCCTGCGACGACAGAGGCGCACATCATCACGGCGTACTCCGCCGCGTCGTTCGTCGCGCTCGCAGCTGACAAACGGCTGATCGCCAAGACCGGCAAGGTCATGATCCACGACGCGTTGATATACGCATACGGGAACGCTTCCGACATGTCCTT